TGAACATGAGATGACAGAGTTCTTCTCTAATCTTGAAATCATTGACACTGTATCAAATCCTTTTGGTATCTATAAGCATTGCAGAGCCTACTCTGAAAAGGTAGGTAAGCATCACTATATACCTAAGCAATTTGAGAAGACTAACAAGGATGGAACTAAGGTGTTGAATCTTGATGGCACTCCTGTTATTGAGAGTGTTGATGTATATGAACGATATGAAAACACGTCTAATGAACATGTAATAGTTGTAGTGGATCACATCTCTTTGCTCTCTCAAGAGAAGCAATTCAAGAGTTGGTATGAAACTATCGAACACTATTCTACAGAGTACTGCAGAAAGCAGATGTCTAAGCATTGGGGTTTTACAGTTGTTAATATACAACAGCAAGCATCAGATAAAGAAAAGCAACAGTACACTGTCAAGGGTGATAGTATTGAAGATAAGCTTGAACCATCATTAGATGGTTTAGGTGATATCAAAATCACCCAACGAGATTGTCACGTTGTTCTTGGTCTGTTTGCTCCTGATAGATATGGGATTAAGTCCCACAAAGATTACAATACAGAATACCTTGGTGATAACTATAGATCCCTTTCTATCCTCAAAAATAGATATGGTTCTGCTAATATCAAGAAAGGTTTACTGTTTGATGGTGCTACTCTGAGGTTTAAAGAATTACCTCCAGCAAAAGAATTTACAGGGTTTGATGCTCAACATGATTATCAAAAAACCCTCGAAGAGTTCTTGAATAGTTGAACAAAATTTCGTAACTTTAATAGTAAAACAAGTATTAATGGCAATCACATTACCCAAAAAACCAATTAAACCTGAGAGTCAGAACCCTAAAAAGTTGTTCTTGTACTCTCAACCAAAGTGTGGTAAAACTACAGCTTTGGCACAACTAGAAGGATGCTTAATCATTGACCTTGAAAGTGGCTCTGATTATGTTGAAGCTTTGAAAGTAAAGGCTACCAATCTTCAAGAGTTAAGTGAAGTGTTCCAAGCAATCAAGGACGAAGGTTGTCCTTACAAATACATTGCTCTAGACACTGTAACAAAGCTTGAGGAGATGGTGCTTCCATTAGCAAAGCAGTTGTATATGATGACACCTATGGGGAAAAGTTTCACAGGAGATAATGTACTTACACTACCAAATGGTGCAGGTTATTTATACCTACGTGAGGCATTCTTCAAAGTGTTGAATCAACTCTACACCCTTGCCCCACACATTATTCTTGTAGGTCACTTGAAAGACAAGAGTATTGAGAAGAATGGACAAGAGTTGACAGCTAAAGATATTGACCTAACAGGTAAGATTAGAAGCTTGTCAGCTGCTGATGTGGATGCTATTGCATACATGTATCGTAAAGATAAAGATGTGAGAGTATCATTTCAATCATCAGATGAAGTAATTTGTGGTGCACGTCCTGAGCACTTGAAAGGTCAGGATTTAGTTCTTTCTACTCTAAAAGATGGAAAAGTAGAAACATTTTGGAATCGTATTTTTATTAATTAATTAAACCCCTAAACAATTTATTATGAGTTTCTTAAACTTAACCCAAGAAGATGTAAAAGTATTAGACAGCGTAGAAAAGTATGTTGGCGTAATACCATTTAAAGTTAAAGCTATTAATCCTAACAAAGCTACATTGATTCAGTTAGGATATCCAGAGTCCATTATGGAACCTGTATATAAAGGTGTTGAAATCCTAGGTAAGACTTTCAACAAAGTAAGATTTATCTTAGAGAGCATGCCTTGCAAAACACATGATGGTAAAGATGTTAAACCATTCACTGTTCAGTATGACATCAACTTATCTCTACGTGAAGATGTAGCACAATCTGGTAACAAGAAGATCATCAATGATCATGGCCAAGATACCTATGCTGCTAGTGTAGAGGATGCTGTTAATCGTGTTACCAAGAAAGATGGTAAGAGATGGTTCTCATCTAATGGTGCTCGTGTAGCAATGGAAGGTGAAGTGGAGTTGTACAAGTTCCTTCTAACTTATTCTCGTGCTAAAGTTAGCCAGCAAGATAATCCAACAGGTATTAGCTTTGAATATTTCAAAGACATTGCTAATGGTGATATCTCCATGCTTGGTAAAATGTTTGGTACATCTGTATTCTCTGATTCAGGTATTAGAATCCTTGTTGGTATGAGAGCTGTTGAGAAGGACAACTCTGTTAGATATTATCCACAATTGTTCACTAAGTTGATGGGTAGAATTGATACAAGCTCCAACACTGCTATCATGAAGGAAGCTAATGCTCTTGGCTATGAGTTCTACAAGAAAGCAGACTTTGGTATGGATGACAAGATTAAGGTATTTAGTCCTACACCAGTGGAAGTACAAAAGACAGAAGAGAAACCACAAACAGGTTTATTATTCGGATAATTCTTTCTTATTTTTTGCAAACTGGGGTGGCGAGAGTCACCCCTTTTTGTTTTTAAACAATTAAAACTATGACAGTATATTTAGTAACTCCAACTAATGGAGATCCAAGAGTGTTTCTACAGTTAGAAAATGCTCAGAAGTTCTTGAACTACATTAAAACAGATAGGCAAACTCAAATGGGTTGGATTGATTCAGAAGGTAGACATCGAGAGATACTACAAAATGAAGATTATACTACCTTTGCATCCCTAACCTCAGTAAAAGTTTATGATGCACCTAACTCAACAGACAGTACAACAGCTGGTTGATGATTACCAAGTATGGACAGATTTTGTAGAAGATTTTAATTTAGGTGGTAGGATATGTTCACCATTTAGAGATGACAGAAAGCCTTCCTTTGGTTGGTTTGAGCATACTAGTGGTACAATCCTGTATAAAGATTTTGGTAATGGTGAGACAGGTAATGTATATCAATATCTACAAAAGTTATGGGGGGTAGGATTAGATCAAGTATTGGAAACAGTAAGTGATTTTTATTCCTTACCTTTATCTAAAAG